TTAAATTATAACTATAAAAGTTGTCATTGATATATAATACAAATTTAACCACTTATAATAATTAGTTCTGTACAACATAATCGCACATTAACTGGCTTCTCGCAGCTGGACTGAAGCTTGTAATGATGACCGTATCGTACCCTGTTCCGGGTCCAGCTGATTCCTGTACGATATATTCGGAATCCTGTTTTAATGTTCTACCGTTATGTCGGACTTGAATTCGGAAAAGATTTCCGCTATACATTCCGTTAATAAATCTATCAGGTGTGGTGAATATTCTGTTTGCAGCATTCGTTACACCGATCAACTGAACACCCTGTCTGAATACATAATCCAATGTCACGGGGGTTCCTCCACCTCCGGTAATGGTCCCGGGCACGATCTGATCAATACCAATTTCCGTTCCTTTAATTATTCCAGAATCTTTCAAAAACTGCTTCTGTTCATCATTAAATTGCAGAAGATCAATATCACTGCACGTCACGATAATCTCTTTTGCAAACAACTTAACCATAATCTCGCCTTTTAGTAAGGAAGATCTGATATCAGCCTCGGCTACGCCCGGAATATCAAGGAGATCTCTCTCGTATCCATACGTTATAGGATAATGAAATATTCTTACTGTTTTCTTTGGATCTGAAATATTACGTACGGTAAAACATTGACGTTTCTTTTGAAACGGAGCAAAATCATTCATTCCAGACATGGCTATTGTCTCCTGATTATGGAATTGTGATTTCTAACTCTGGCTTTGCAAAAAATCCATCAACAATTTGATTCGTCATATCCTCATCTGAAACTTGCGAAACATTATCAGCTCGTTTTACCTGTAAATCCGGCTCAACACCTTGACTGACCAATTTATCCTGAATGGTAATGGTGACGCTTCTCTGGACTTCAGGGTTTTCTTTACTAGCCTTTACATCACCAAAAAGCTTCTCAATCAATGGATCAGATGATTTTTGTAAATTATTCTGAACCGGCGCACTATTCTTACTGATCCCGCCAAGATTATAATTTGCATAAATTGTTTTATGCAGCAAACGCTCATCTCGATCAATAATTAATTGTCTAAGTTCTTTCTGGTCTAATTTTTCAATATCTTCCGGTCGTAAACGATAACGAAGATAAAGTAATTCTTCAAGATAATTTAATTGTGGTTTAAAGAAATCAAAATCTTTTTGTTCTATCCTGAGTGTACTGTTGAGTGTCGCGGATAAAATTCTACAATAACTATCCAGCCAATCCGGGTCTCCATTAAAATCTTCTTTTATCGCATCCACGACTGATTTTAATTTGAAAAATGTTTTGATCTTATCAGATGAATCTTTATCAATGAATGGTTCTGACCGATGATAATTTTGTAGATTACGACGAGGATTTATTTGTGTTTCTTGATCAAATCTTCTTGTGTCGAAAGCAACCTTTATGATTTCACCTTTGGATGACACTGCATTCTTTATATGATTGATTCGCAAAGAACGAGCGGCGTCACGAGTCTGATCATCACGATTCAGGGCGTTTAGTATTTCATAAGTATATGCGTATAATTTAATCACGACTGGTGTCTATATGTCTAGAAATGGGTTGTTCCGTACAATATGGAAACGTATCTACCTTGCAATTAAATTTTTCACAAAACTGTTCCATATCAAACCTAGTTATACAATTAAGTCCTGAATTTATAGAATTCATTACAGATCTATTGCCATCACGATGTACCAATCCTAATATATGTCCAAGCTCATGCAAAGCTACTGACCTGAACTGTTTAGTGTTGGACATCCTACTCTGAACCAGTCCAATTCTAAAATTTTTCCAAGATTCATCTCTTTTCGCGAATCCTAAAACATTTAGTTTTTGTTTATAGATTGTAAGTGTCAAAGTATCCAGGTCAGTAATGATTGGGTCTGTATCCTGTACCACCTGTATAATGTTTCGATCCGGTGCAAATTCAGATGAACCGACATGCGAATAGGACCAGATCAGATTGAACTGAACTGTATTTACCGTGACTCGCTCCCATTCCTGAACTGCTTTTTGTAATTCAAGTAATTCTACAGATTCAAATCGGTAATCAACATATATTGTTGCGTTGAATACTGTATCGTTACTAACGGGCCACGTAACGGGCTGGACCGGAGCTGCCCGGATGATTGGTATTTTAGCTTTTCTACTTCCTTCGCAAGATAAAGAAAAAACTACGATAGCGCAGAGTATTAGACAGGGAAGGAACTTCGTGAGAAGTTTATTCCAGATTTTTCTTACGCCCCGTTGAAAGGCGAGACCCTGCACACTTATATGTTGTATTATTCAAATAACTAAGGCCCGGAAGTTACCTCCCGAGCCTTAATTAGAGAAAGGATGGTCAGGCCATCCCTTCATATCAGTTATCAGCCAGCCAGTACTGACTTACGACCAGCAGAAACGCCGCGGGCATTCAGGATGCCGCAACCGACGATTTCCGACACAACCCAGCCAAGCGACAGGCGCTTGGGCTCGTCTGCCGGAAGAACTTCGATGTCCTGCCGAACCGGCATGACTCCGACGAATTCCGGATCCGCGCACGCAAACACCGTTCCCGGGGGAACGATCTTGCTTACGATGATATCCGCGCCCCAGATGTGAGCATAAAGCCCCGTCTGGAGAACTTCACGCTGCGAAACTGGATCAAGCTCGCCACCACCAACGCCCTGACCACCACCCGAACCCCACTTGAGGATATCGGTAAATTCATTGATGTTCATGAAGTACTTGGTCGTTACGAGGTCCCAACGATCAACCTGAACTTTCAGCTCAAGGAGGTCGCGTTTGAGAAGACCCGCGTCCGTAACGTCCTGAACGGTGTTTTCCACCGAAGCGGCTGAATCAAGCGCTGCGAAGACGTTCGCGTCTTCCTGAGCCATGATTTCCTGACGTGCCTTCTGAACCGCACGATCAATCACGTTGAACCGACGACGCCGGACTTCCGCAATACGAACCGTGGGGTTGGATACGATTTCGAATTCCGGAACAACAACGCGATCACCGAATACACGGCTCTCCGGCGCTGAACCGTTGCTCGAAACAACTACCGCCGCGACATCAATATCACGGTCATACGTCGGTAGAGCGCCCTGCGGCAACATGTCTACAACAAGGGCTCTACGTGCCACCCCGTGGTAATCTAAATTTCTTCGGATCAAATTTGTTATCGCGCTTTGGGTTACCCGTTCGGCGCTTCTTTACTTCTCAGTAAAGTTCAGAATACATCATCATCCAATGATTGAATAATCAATCTATCGGCGTTTGGCATCTACTCGTTGAGGATTCTGGCATGAGTTTATATTTCATAGAATCAATTACATGCGGCCTGATAATATCAGATAACTTTTGTGTATTTTCTTTATTTAAAGTTATTTGATAATATTTTTTACCTTTGTAATTAAAAATCATCACTTTAGAATTTAAATCAAAACATGATTTTAAATAATCTCTAAGTAGATAATTTTCTGATTCTGTAAAACCCATTGAAGCGATTCTCATGTTTACTTTTGCATTTAGATTACCGTCATCCTGTACCCATACTGCTAGTGATAAGGGTGTTAGGTACATATCTAAATTTTTAGGAACATGTTTAACTCTATTTTCATCATAAAACATTTTGCCAAAAAAATTCAAATCTTGATGGCAAATCGTGGTAGTTTGAAACATAGTTGAATTTCTGGTTTTATTAACACTTTTATTAAAAGTATTAATAAACGGATCCAGCATTGCAACCTTCCAATGAAAATATTGTTCTTGCGCTTCACAGTGACCAAACGAAAATTTAAAGTTACCTTTAGTTGAATCTTTATAAAGACAACCATCTCCAAGCATTCCTCCTACAATCAGTTGCTTTTGAACTGAGTTAAGTGGTACTTGTCGTAAAATATCATATTTACGAAGATTCGAAATTACTACTCTGTTGTGAGCTTTTAGTAATTTTGATAGAGAGGGTCCGGATATTTCATACCATTTGGACAATGATTTTATTGTTTCGCCATTATCAAATTTATTAATAATATCATTTACCTGATCAGGTGTCAGGTCCGAAATATAATTTCTTGTCCATTTTACTTTAGCAGCTTTGAGAATTTTTCTTACTGTTTCGTAACTTTTATCAAGTCGTTCAGCAATTTCTCTAACTGTTAATCCAGTCTCATAAAGAATTTTAATTTCTTCGTTTGTCACTTGCCAGTCTTTCCTGCTGATTGTCTATATCATCCATCTTCTGTTACTATAACGATTCCGTTTCCGGATAGACTAGCTGCGATGCGTAGCCTTTAGAGTGTTATAGTGAGATGGCTTTTAGAGTTTCCAGCATATGGCCAAATTCACATCCCATAATTACTTACGGGAGCCCCTATCCATTAAGGGTTTGCCATTGACTGCGCGAGGGCGATTTTACCGTCCTGCGTCAAAATGGCTCGTGAAATCAAAATGTCACGGGCCTCGTCCGTCATGGACCCGGCAAGTGACGTGTTTGATGGCTGATTTTCTTCCAGTACTGATGCGTACTTTGCGACCACCGATAGTGCGTCGCGGAGTGAACTCGCGTTGATTTCACCCTTGTTGTTAAACAAAGACATTCGTTTCCTTTTTGTTGAATGGTTTGCCAGTTTCCCAGCAGTAAAGGCAGAAATGCCACCTTCACATTTAATAAAAAGGTATGCCCATAATTTAAATAAAATTTAAAAAAAATATAATAACAGTCCGGACAAAACAAAACCCCCGACTGGATTTCCCAGCCGAGGGTCATGTTGATGACTGATTGATTAGACTGATCTGATCAATCAGTCATTCGTTATTACTTGCCGAGCCAGTGGAACACGGCCATGGTGAATCGCAGCTGCTCACCGAGTGAGCCTGACGGTGAATTAAGCGCCGAAGCGAGGTAATTCGGAGTCGTGACGAGAGACCCGTCAGTCGTGAATTCAACGAACCGTGCCATGATCGCACCACCGTTTGCAGTACCGGCGCCTGAGTTTGGAGTCAGAAGACCCGCTGGCGAGACATACAGTGCATCCGCAACCGTAAGGGTTGAGTTGGTGGGCTGGAGACCCGTGGATGCCGTGGTATCGCATGCATCCAGCGTAACTCCATAAAGGCCCGCACGATTCCAACAAGTAACCTTGCCAGAACCCGTTGCCGTGTGCGGACCAAGCTGCGCGCCACCCGTCACAACCATACCGGCCGTGCCACCGACTACGCTACCGAAAAGGGTACCGTAACCAGTCGTACCTTCGTCAGAGAGCCAATACGGACCCGCTGCGCCCGTGCCGAGTGTTGATGTTACGGCGGGACGACGCTTCGTGGTCGTACCGGCGTAACCGTCATCAATGTCCGAAGCGTGTTTGTCAGTTGCCTGATCCAAAGCAACGCCAACGAGCGTGACGACTTCGCCACCCTTCATCGCAGTAACCTGTGAATCAAGACCGTCAAACTGGCCAAGTGGATGAATATCTGATTGAAGAACTTTTAACATTTTGATTTCCTTTTGAAGCTACGTTGGCAGCTTCGCGAATCAATCGGATCTACCAAACTGATTCGGTCTTACATCTTGCGGCCTTAAGGCCGTTGCTTACATAATTCAAAAAAATATATACTTATTAGTAGTACGGTTGATTATTTTTTTAATAATTTA